CCTTCAGCAGTCTGTCATGGGAGGCGGGGAGCGGTTCACAGTCTTCAGATCATTCAACCCGCCTATATCATCCGCAAATTGGGCGAACATGTACATAGACAGGCCGGACGAAAGGTCATTGACGATCCGGACGAATTATCTGCAGATACCGCTTGAATGGTTGGGTCAGCCCTTCATTGATGAAGCTGAAAGGCTGAAGAGCATAAACCCGAAAGCCTATGAACATGAATACTTAGGTCTTCCGGTTGGTAACGGATCTGAAGTCTTCCCGAATCTGGAAGTAAGAGAGATCACGGACAAAGAGATTGAAGGCTTCATGTGGATCTATCAGGGGCTTGATTTTGGTTGGGCGGTCGATCCGCTGTGTTTTCTCCGGATGGCTTACGATGCCAGGAAGGAAACGGTCTATTTCCTGGACGAACTATATCAAACACATGTAAGCAACCGGACGGCTGCAGAATGGATTATCGAGAAGGGATACCATGAATATTCAGTCACTTGTGACTCTGCAGAGCCGAAAAGCATAACAGACTTACGGGATCACGGAATAGCAGCGCAAGCCTGTTATAAACGGCCTGGGGCGGTCGAATACCGGATCAGATGGCTGCAGCATAAAAAGATAGTTATAGATCCGAAACGGACACCAAACGCCTATAGAGAGTTTTCACGGTATTCATACATGGTAGACAAGACAACGGGGGAGCTGCTTTCACAGCTTCCGGATAAAGACAATCACAGCATAGACGCTTGCGCTTACGGGCTGAACAGACTCATTTTCAGCCGTGAAACAACTGCTTAGAAAGGGGATACAATGGCAGATTATTTGAAAATCAGGTGTTTTTCATGCGGTCATGCCTGGAATGTGTACGCACATGAAGCGGATCAGGCAGACAACCCGCCACGTTGTCCGTTTTGTCAAGAGCGGATGAGGCCGGAAACATGGAAAAGGCTTGTGAACAGTCTTTTCACGATGGCAGAAACAAATAAACACTTACGGCTTGACGCTGAAGAGAAGGGTTTCCCGCTCTTCCAGGCCGAAACCAGATCAAAGGGGTGAAGGTATGGCAGTAAGAACGATCAGAACAGAAACACAGAGCGGGGGACGGATCAGGGTTTCAACCCGTCACGAATACTATGAAACACCGGAAGAAAAACGAAAGAGGATTGCAAAGACAGTCAGGAAGGAAGAAGAAACAGTGAAGAAAATAGCCGGAATTGCAGTAGATGACAAGATATTCAAGCAGTACGAAAAGAAAGTGTATGATGTGCCAGGTGAAAAGGCTATGCCTTTCAGCACAATCGAATTATTTGCAAACAGTGATGATGTAGCCGGAGCAGATCCGGAGCTTCACAAGAAATGTGTGGCGATCGTGGAACAGGTACGGTCTGAGGTTGTAACGCTGCAGAGGCAGCAGAACGGTCTTTCATTCAAACCAAAGCATGACAGCTTCAGCGGATATATCGAGGATCTTCAGAAACTGTATTCTTCAGCTGCAGCGGAGCGTGAAGAACTGAAGCAGAAACACAAGAAAGAAGTGGAGTCCCTGAAAGAGCTTGAAAAGACCGGAGCAACGGAGCTTGAACGGACACGGGCAAAAGCAAGAAGACTTGAAGCAGAGGAAAACTATAAAGATCAGCTTGCAGAGCTGCAGTCACGCACAAACGAAAGCATTGCAGAGATCAGGGAACACTTTTCAGATCATGTGTCTGAGTTTTATTCCCCTTCAGGGGCAAATCTGGACGCTGAGACAGTTTCCCTTCTGCAGTCCGGCTTGAAGCTGCGTGAGTCCGAAATGAACGCCTTATTTGAGAAGTTCAGAGGCAATGTCACCATGTTACGCCTTCTTGGAGACTATGCGGAAGAACACAAGATAGAGTCAAAGGAAGCCAGGGTGCTATATACACGGGCTATGTCCGGCGGTTCTCATGAAACCAGTACTTTTGATACCGTTGTCGATATGATAAAAAAGGCGGTCAGCTCTGACGAAACCACTTCCAAAGTGTGGGGATCTGGCAGCGGACACTTTGACAGACTCAGCAACGAAGCTATTCAGGATCTGTCAAACGTCATTGTTAAGCCTGAATGAGTGTCAAAACTAACGTAACTTGGAATAGTGTCAAAAGTGATTGACTTCTCTTTTCTTCCGGTTTATATTGATAGTATCAAATTTAATGAACGTCAGATTTGAACATAAGAAAGAGAGGTCAATCATGAAGGTTTACGGTTATGCGAGGATAAGCACATTGAAACAGAGCATAGAAAGACAGATCCGGAATATCAAAGCGGTCTATCCGGACGCTGTGATTGTAACGGAGAAATACACCGGAACGAAGATGGACAGGCCGGAGTGGTCGAAACTGTACAAGAAAGCCCAGGCCGGAGATCTGATAGTCTTTGACAGCGTTTCCAGAATGTCCAGGGATGCGGAAGAGGGTTTTCAAGTCTATGAGGATCTGTTTAAACGGGGTGTAGAGCTGATTTTCCTGAAGGAAAGACATATTGACACGGCTACTTACAAGAAGGCCATAGAAGGGCAATTACAGCTTTCTGTGAATACCGGAGACAATAAGACGGACGATCTTATAACGGGAATATCTGAGGCCATAAACAAATATCTGCTTTCCCTGGCAAAGGAACAGATCCGGCTTGCATTCGATCAGGCAGAAAAAGAAGTCGAGGATCTTCACCAGAGAACCCGTGAAGGGATCGAGACGGCAAGGTTGAACGGTAAGCAGATCGGGCAGAAGCAAGGGGCGAAACTGACAACAAAGAAGTCTATTCGGGCAAAGGAAATTATCCGGAAGCATTCCAAAGACTTTGAAGGCACCCTGACAGATCCGGAAGTAATGAAGCTGATAGGATGTGCCAGGGGATCATATTACAAGTATAAGCGGGAATTGAAGGAATGAATGAACTTTCTATCTTAGATGGCTATCGGTTGAAGATCCGGAGTCTTAAGGATGCGCTTGAAGAATTGGAAGCAAAGAAAACTTCAATAGGCGGTCATAGTTTCAGTAACACGGGTGAAAAACATCATGGGCGGGCGGGAGCATATTTTGAAGACTATGTGCTGAAGCATGAAAGCCTATGTGCAGAGCTTGAGCAGGCAGAAATGGAGTATTTCCGAGAAACAGACCGCCTATGGCGTAAGGTTGAAGAGCTTGACAATGCTGATTATGCAGACGCTCTATTCTATCGGTATATATGCGGTAAGTCCACAACGGAAGCAGCACAGAAATGCGGTTATAAGAGCAACGGTTATTTTACTCGAATACTAAATGCAGCAAAACGAGAGTATGAAAGGAGAAACAAAAACGATGATGAAAACAAATGTGAATTATGAGCTTGTAGGTGGCAAGGTATTTGCTTATGTCCTGGAAGAATACGAAGAGAACGGAAAGAAGGCCGTCCGGAAGCGTTATCTGACAGAGGAAGAGGTGAAAGATCATGAATGAAAAAGTGCCTTTCATCTGGCATGAAATGAAGATGGCAAAGATGGAACACCAGATAAAGACGTTGTGGGTTTGGGCTTTAGTCCTGTTTACGGCCTTCACAGCTTCAAATATCGGTTGGATACTTCATTTTTTCTGGCTTAGATAATGTCAATAATTGACATGGTATCCCCCTTAATGGTACTGTAACAACGTTGGACAAGGTAATATCACAATGAATGTTGTATCTCTGTAAAACACTGGATAAACAACGTTGTTTAACCTTCCCTATACCTTGTAAGGGATTGATTAAGGGGGACATTATGGAGCTGATGACGCTGAAACAGTATGCTGAGTCCAAAGGGATAAGCTATGAAGCGGTACGAAAGCAAGTAAACCGATACCAGGAAGAGTTGAAAGGGCATATTGTCGTTAAAAACCGCACTCAGTACATAGATCAATGGGCGGTTGACTTCCTGTCTGAGAGACGAAGGGAAAGCCCGATTGTCCTGGTAACGGAAACACAGCAAGAACAAATAGACCAGATGACGGAACAGATCGAGACGCTGAAAGCCCAACTTCTGGCAGCACAAAACGAACTGCTTTCCGCAAAGGATCAGATCATAAATCTTCAGGTAGAGACAAGACAGCTTCTTGAAACCAAAGCCAGTTATGAAAACCTTCTGGAAGATCACGAACAGCAGAAAGAGAAGCTGACACGGGCAACCGTACAACATGAAGAGGATCAGAAGCGGATTGAAGAGCTTCAGCGGGAAGCAAACAGCTATCAGCGGTCAATCTTTGGATTTTACAGAAAGAGGCCAACATGAAGAAATTACAGTACAGATTAAGCCTGTCTATTGATGTAATAAGCCCTGAAAATGGTGACGTTGTAGACACCCAGGAACAGACAGACTACTTTGACACGCTGCCTGAAGCGGAAGCTGCAGCGTCAAAATATCATGTGGGTGATATTGTAGGCGAATACGGAGACGGGGCAGAATGTAGGGTTGCGCTTGTCGATGTCCCTTCAGATCCGGAAGAGGTAGACTATTATGAATAAGACTTTCAAAGTGTCCGTTGTTGAAATGGATCTTCCGGAAGATGTAAACGGAGAAATTGCAAAAACAGCAGCCCAAGAATATATCATTGCTATCCGTAAGGGCATAACCGAGGATGAAAAGGCTGCAGCGTTCCTTCATGAGATGCTTCACATATACCATGATGATTTTGACAACGGTCTGAACGTTCAGCAGATCGAGTCAGACCGTCACGCTGAACTGGAGCGACTATTGACGATTCTGTCTGTTCAGTGATATATTGAGGTCAGGCAAGCGGTAATTATTGTCTAGCATGATGCGAAAACCCCCAGAGTGGCAGCTCTGAGGGTTTTCTTTGGGCTAGTTGTCATTTTTGTCGTTCCGGTCTAACCACTTGCAAATATAGTAGGCAGCTATACTTGCCATGACCGAAACCAAAAAAGCGGTAATTATGTCGTACATGATATTCACCCCCTTTCCGTTGCCAGATTGGGGAATGACAACACAGGGATTATATCATGAGAGAGGGGAGCAATCCCCTCTTTTTTGTTAAACTGGTAATTACCAGTTTGGCTGCCAGGGTTTAAGGGATTCCCCTTATGGCTGCCGAAGGCGTGTCTTGCAAATAAGCGGAAGATATAAGTAATACTTAGAAAGGGGTGTTTTTATGGCAAGTGAGAGTCAGCGGAAAGCGTCCGCAAAGTATGACCAGGGGAACACGGTCATGATCACACTGAAGCTGAACAGAAAGACGGATGCTGACATTCTGGAGTGGTTGTCTTATGAGCGAAACAGGCAAGGGGCTATCAAAACGCTGATTCGTGACCAGATCGAGAGGGAAAGCCGGATGCTTCCATAATGGTTTACACGTTTCATGAACGGGTAAACGGTTATGTTCCGGAGTAAGCGGGATATGCAGACTGCGAACTATCACCTTTTTACAGTCAGAAGCTATTATATGATGAGTATTTTGTACGGGGGCGAAGCCCATATATAAATAAATAATATACTGCGTTTATTCGTTTAAATACGTTTAGGGGAAAGAATCCTTTATTTACGGGGAAAACAAGACTTGAAAAGCTACCTTTTTACAGTGAAAAGCTACCTTTTTACAGTCTAAAAGCTACCTTTTTACAGTGTGACAAAACATTAACTATCACCTTTCTACAGTGAAAAGCTACCTTTTTACAGTTAAGTGCTACTTGTTTACAAAAAAGTAGCTTTATGTTAGTATGGTCTTCATGGGGGGTGATTTTAAATGTCGAAGAGAGAAACTGACTATGATATTGAGCAAAAGAATAAAGTGTCTGTTAGAAACGATTTTGTAAAAGCAATCCATCCGGAGAAGATGGATCTGAAGACCATGAAATTGTTTAGGTTAGTGATTTCTCAGTGCCGGATGAGTGACACTGAATTGTATTCCTATGATTTCAAAGTCTCAGATCTAGCAAAAGCGTTAGATATTGACAGCTCAAATATTTACAAAGACACAGAAGTTATGTGTCTGAATATGATGCAAATGGTCTTGAAGTATGGCGGGGGGGATCATGGTCAAAGTTGGAAAATGAAGCACATGTTTGAATCATGCGAGTATGAGTCAAAAACAGGAACACTGACAATAAAACTTCATGAAGAAATGGCTGATTTAGTGCTGAGATTGGGCGGTAAATTCACTCAAATACCAATATCATCGGTTTTAATGATGAAATCGAAGTATGCAATCCGTTTGTATGAATTGATATGTGAAAAGATGATGAATCAGAAACCACATGCAGCCGTTGCGATAAGCATACAGTTAGATCTTGAAGAAATCAGGAAAGCAACAGGAACAGACAAGAAAAAGACCTATGAAAAAATAAGCAATCTTAAAAACAAGGTTCTGCTTCCGGCTATTCAAGATATAGAGTTGGCTACCAGGTATAAGGGCATGGAAGAATATTCCGGATGGAAGATAATAGTGAATAACGTAAAGCGTGGACGTCAGATCACGGGCTTTAATCTGGAAATATGGGATCGTAACGGCTATGAAATCATGGAAAAGTGCAAGCGTGAAGGGACGATTCCACCGATGCCAAAGTATGGAAACGATGATGATATTCCTGGACAAATGAGCTTGTTTGATTACAACAGATGACTTTCCGGAGAAGAACAGAAAACCGACTGTTCTTCTCTTTTTTGTGGTGGGTCATGGTTGCAAGATACGCAAATGTCGCACATTTGCCAGGAAGAGGCCAGAAACCCCGTTGAGGCATGCCAGAAACTGGCATTTTAAGCGAAAAAAACAGCCAGAATATGGCTTGCTTCACCTTCTGGAAGGCCAGGAAGCAGCCAGATGAAGGCTAGAATATGGCTTTATGGCATGATGGAAGGCCAGAAGGCTGCCAGATCCGGAAGGCCAGAGACTGGCATTCAAAAAAATCGAGAAGGCCGGATGCCAGAAAATGGCCTTCTGTTCAAATCTAACGACCGTCAAAAAAGACACTGGAAATCATTGAAGAAATGGCTTCCGGTGTCTTTTGTTTTGATACTATATCGAAAAACGTTAAAATCGATACTGGTCTATGCTTTCAATTTGGAAACGTGTGAATGATTGAATAGCCTTCACTATGTTCTGCAGCTCTGTCTGTTTTACTTGAATGCGCTTCCCGTCCGGAGTTGTGATTTTATAGATGCGGATCGGTGAAGCATTGTGAGCCTTTTCTAATATTTCAGCGTCTGTATCATCACGGCTGAAATCATCAATCTTTTTGTTTATGGTTATCTGGCAGTATGGACGGTGCATGGAAGAATAGCTTCCGTCCGGCTGAGGTTCTGTGTCCTGGATCTGATAGCCCAAAGCAGCCAGGAGAGAAAAACAGAGCGAATCCACTTCAGACCGCTTTGAGCAAATATCATGTATTCTTTCATTTTCTGTCATGTAGTCGCTTTTCAGTTGTAAGTATTCCCGCCTTACATGAAGAATATCTGCAATTTCATCTATGTGATGGGCGGGTATGCCTTTGACGCCACGCACCATATCAGAGACAAACGCCGGAGAAATGACGTTTATGTCTGGATCATACTCATGATGGCGTTTTTTCATTTCAAGTACAAGATCCTTCTGCTTCATTCCGGCATGTAATAAGCACTTCCGGAGCCTGTCTCCCGATTCGATAAACTTAACAGTCCTGTCTTTGGTTAATTTCTTTTCGGTTTTCATCAGATTTTCCCCAGATACTAAACTAAACTATTTGTTATTTTGGATTTGTATTTAATACACTATTAGTTTAACATTTGCTGTGTAAACGGTCAACAGTTAGCACTTGCAAAAAGATAGCGGAGGGGGAACGGATGAAGAACCTTGATATTCGTTTACTGGTGAATGAAAAGGGCATTCATTACAAAGATATTGCTGCAGTTTTGGGAATGCATAACACCAGTATTAGCCGGATGATGAGCAAAGAGCTTAATCCAAGGCAGAGGGAGCGGATTTTATACGCTATCAGCTGCATTGAAGCGAGAAAGGAACGAAATGACATTTGATGAGATTGTTTCCCGCTTCACCGTCAAAAGCCGTAAGACTGGAAGTGTTCAGTGTCTATGTCCGGCACACAGGGACAAGGAAGCAAGCCTGACAATCTCCCAGGGAAAGAAGGGGACGGTCTTACACTGTCACGCCGGATGTGATACTGCAGCGGTACTTGAAGCGGTCGGTCTGCAGATAAAAGACCTTTATGAGGATGACAATAGAGCCGTGGAGAAATGGAGATCTTACGTTGAAAGCCGTGAAAAGCGTCAGATCGAGGACGTTTACAGATATGTAGACCTTAACGGGAATTATGCCTTCACACGCCTTCGGATGAGCGGAAAGAAGTTCATTTACGGGATCATGGACGGAGAGCGGTTCAATTATGGTCTGAGTGGTAAAAGTCGGAAATCTATTCCGGCGGTCTTTTGTGAGAGCCTGGAAGGGGTCAGGAAGGCCGTAAATGAAGGCAAACGGATATTTTACTGTGAAGGTGAGAAGGACGTCAAAACGGTCAATTTTCACGGTCTGACGGGTATCACATGCGGGGCTTCCGGCGATTGGGTGACAGAATGCTCAAAGCTATTTGAAGGTGCTGACGTTGTTATCCTGGCTGACAATGATAAATCCGGTCAGGTTTCTGCTGAGAAAATCCGGAAAGACCTTGTGAAGGTTGCGAAGGCGGTTCAGATCGTAACGCCGACACCGGATATAGAAAAGGGTGATATATCCGATTTTTTCAAAGATCATACCGTTGCGGATCTGGAAGAGCTGCTGAAGGAAGATCCGAAACCAGGTCAGCTGAACTTAGATCGGTTTCACATGATCAATGACAACGGGAAGATCACAGGTGTTTTTGACTATGAAATCCTTCTGTATCTGAAAGAGACTCAGGATATGTTTGTTTTAGGCGGTACGCCGTACATTTACACAGGCGGGGTGTTCGTTCCGGACAGATCCGGAGCAAGGCTAAAAACAATGATCAGGGGGCTGATTTATCCGGAGTTCATCCGGTCAACCACTATTAAGCGGATATATGAGCTTTTCCTGTCAGATGAAGAGCTTCAGGTCACAACAGAAGATCTGAACAAGTATCCGGTCGAGTGGATCAATTTTCAGAATGGGTTTTACGATCCGGTGAAGAGGGAAATGATTCCTCACAATCCGGCCTATCGTGCAACCAACCAGATACCGCACGCTTACGATCCGGAAGCCGGACTGAATGGAAACAATATTGAAGACTGGCTGCTATTCATCTGTGATACTCCGGAAGATGTCCGGATGCTGTGCCAGTTTTCGGGCTTGTGTATGACCAGGGACACCAGACAGCAGAAGTTCTTAATCCTTAACGGTGAAGGCGGGACGGGGAAGTCAACAGTGATTCGAATGATAGATATGATGGTCGGATCTGACAATATTTCAAACGTCAGCCTGGGACAACTCACACAACGCTTTGCAGCGTTCGGCCTCATGGGAAAGCTATTGAACAGCTGCGCTGACCTGGAAATTGACGCTCTTTCGGATGTGTCCACGCTAAAGAAGTGCCTGGGCGAAGACACATTGTCAGCGGAAGCCAAGGGAAAGGACGCTGTGTCATTCCGGTCTTATGCGAAGCTCATTTTTTCAACGAACGAGCTGCCAATAGTGAAGGCCGAGAAAACCAACGGTTTCTATAGGCGGTTACTGATTTTGACAATGAACCGAGTCCCGACAGAGAAGAAAGCAGACTTCTTTGACCAACTGTCAGCCGATATTGATGACTTCATCCATATCAGCGTGAAGGCACTCGAAAGACTGTATGAAGACGGACGGATCACTGAATCAGCGGGGTCAATCGAAGCTGTGAAGCGTCTGCGCTGTGACTCCGACACCGTGGAAGCGTTCATGAATGAGAAAGTCGGGAAAGATCCGGACGGACGAATAAAAAAGGCTGATTTGTACAGAGACTATGAAACATTCTGCCAGGATCTGGGACGGCAGTCACTCACGAAGCAGAATTTTTATCGCAGCATGAAAACCAAGGGTTACGCCGAAATCAAAACAGGCGGGACGGAGTATTTCCGAGGGATAAACATGTTGGAAAATCTCCCTACTTTCTCCCCAAAATCTCCCCTTAACGAATTTGTTCCGGCTGAAGATGATGAAACACCGTTCGATTAGGGAAAAACAGGGGATGAAAAAGGGAAGAAATAAAGTCCTGCAAAGCCAGTAAATACAAGGGTTAGGGAGAAAAGGGAGAAAAGGGAGACATTTTCAAATACAAAGTAAAAGTGTCTAAAAATTAGTGATTTTATAAAAAATAGAAATGACTTCAAAAAAATCTCCCTTTCATCCCTAACGTCACTTTGAGGGGTAAGCATGGGTATCAAATCACAGAGAAAAGGCAGATCCGGAGAACTGGAGCTTGTGCGGGTGCTGAATGATAACGGCATTCCGGCAAGGCCTGGAGATCCGGTCAGTCATGGAAGTACGCCGGATGTTGTGGGCGTTCCTGGCATTCATCCGGAAGTGAAGCGGGTTGAAAAGCTGAATGTCCATACTGCCATGAGTCAGGCGGTCAGGGATGCGGATAAATTCAAAGACGGCCTTCCGGCTGTGTTTCACCGGAGAAACCGGACTGAATGGCTTGTAACGATGACGCTGACGGACTGGATCAGGATCTATAAGAGGTTCCAGGAATGAAGGATACACCGTATTACAAGATATTCGGGGACATATACAACTTCATGAAGGCCTACTATCCGGCAAAGGAAGATGACGAATATTGGGAACGCCTTCTTGATGAAGCAAACGATATTTACAAGAAATACCAGGACACGGAGCAAGGGGAGTTTGTGAAAGCCCTTGTCCTGGCAGTCCTGGAAGAACTGGAAAGGGACTACAAACGATGAAGCGAAAGAATTATTTCCATGTATGCCCGTATTGCAAAGCTAATTTAGATCCTGGGGAAAGGTGCGACTGCCAGAAGCAGCCAACAGAGAAACCCATGAACGCAAAGGGGCTTGTGTTTGTAACGGCATGTGCAATCAAAAGAGGGGTGATTAGACAGTGAAAGAATATGACGAACGGTATATAGCAGCCTTCTTGAACAATTACCGTATGACCGATGTCATGAGAGAGGCGGGAATCGGCAAAAACAAGGCTTACAGTCTCCGGAACGATCCGGAGTTTATGGAAGCAGTCAGGCAGCGGAAAGAAGCAATTCTGAAAACTGCAGTCAACAAGATGACCGCAACACTAACGGGGGATGTGGAGACTCTGCAGAAGATCATAGACGATCCGGACACTTCCCCTCAAATAAAGATCAATGCGCTTCAGGTGAAGTGGAATCAGATGCGGGAATGGATCACGACAACAGATATTATTAAGCGTTTGGATGCCCTGGAGAACCCAGAAAAAGCCGTCCCAGAGACGGTTTAGGGGGTGTCATGGGTAAATTATCGCATAACACCATAGAACGCCGTATAGAGGCCTTAGAGACGGCACACGGGCGTTATAACAGACTTCGTGAACAAATAGCCGGTATAGACATAAAGAAGCATATAGCAGCGGTCTATGAGCCTATTCATGATGACGTGACAGAAGGGAAGCACACGTTTTATAACCTTCCAGGCGGTCGAGGCAGCGGGAAATCATCATATATCGGTCTGGAGATCGTCAACCAGATCATGAAGGATGAAACAGGGCTTTCAAATGCGCTTGTAGTCCGCAAATATGCGGTAACGCTGCGGGGATCAGTCTTTTCACAGATACAATGGGCTATTGATACTCTGGGAGTTTCTGACAGATGGCATTCAACAGTAACGCCGATGCAATTTGTATTTGAGACGGGGCAGACGATCCGGCTGACAGGCCTTGACGATCCGCAAAAGCTGAAGTCATTGAAACCAGTGAAGGGATACTTCCGGTTTTTATGGTTGGAAGAGTTTTCGGAGATCACGGGAGAACCGGAGCTGAGAAACCTTCAGCAGTCTGTCATGAGAGGCGGGGAGCGGTT